ACAGGGGCCAGAGCTACTTTTCGAAATTGACTCGGTGCGTACCAATCGCCTTCAGTGGCCATAGGTTCTCCATTTTGTTTCTCTGGCCCCGCCGGACGGACATACGACGGGGCCAGAGAGCGACGACGAGATGGCGGCGAAATTCCTCAATTAGCGCCGCGATTTCCGACGACCGCCTCTACGCTTCCTGCGCATCGCTGCCTCCTTTCTCCCGCTTAAGCGGGCTTAGTATCCAATGGCGAGAAACCTCCCCGTAAAATTGGAAAGGTCCTGTCCATTGGTCGCTGTAGGAACGTACAAGCGCGCCTGGTTAGTCGGAGCGCGGTCGAGTGGCACCGGAAGCAGCGATAGCGACGGTGCATTTGCATCGACCGCTGGACTGAGCACAATCATCTCGATTGTACCGAGGCCAAGGGCACTTGCATCCAGCGTCTCGAACGAAGGGCCGTAAGAATTGCTGAGACGATAGTTGCCGTAGACCGTTACTTTCCCGTCGCTCGGAAACGTAGCTCGGTCAAAGGGCTGAACTTCAACGCTGACGGCACCCATCGGTCACCTCAGAAAACAAGAACCATGACGTAGTCCAAAGCGGGAGCATTGGCGCAAACAACGTCGAACACGACGTCTTGCGCTGGCGTCACGGTTACAGGGCTCGCAACCGCAATCTGGGGCACGGTCGTTGCCGCAGCGGTTGCTACCACGGACAGAATCATCACTCCACGCTTTGGAAGCGTGGGGTCGATGTTTTTGTCAGGAATGGTGATTGTTTGCCGACCGTTGACAAGGCCCGACAAACGATACGCATCTCCCGTGAACGGGAACGAGAGCGGTTGCGGAAGAGGTTTTACATCAAGAGCCATGACCGCCTCCCATTACTCAGCAATGTTGAAGATTTTGGCTTGGTATCGCGGCCCAGAGACGACCAGATTGCCGTAGCAAATCACTTGGTCGATGTAGGAATCCTGGACCGGATTCGGATAGCCGTTGTCGAATCCATCGCGCTTGGACCGGCGAATGAAATCGTTCCCTTCACCGAGCCAAAGTTCGATGAAATTGGTATTGAGCAGGTACATCTCGCCAGGCAGCACATGGTGGTCCACCACCACTTCCGCACCGTTGAAACGAACCGTCTCGAACCCAACCTCACGAAGCGGACCAGGTTGGTTGCGCTCCGAAGGCTGCGAACGCGCCCAGATTTGGTCCCAGATTTTCTGGGTAGTCACAATCAGGTCAGGACGGGTTCGGTTGAAGGTGACTGAACCGTACGCTCGCTGCATGAGCGAGAACGAAATTGGCGCCCCACCGGCATCGAAAACCTGGGAACGAATGGCATACCCAGGAGTTCCGAAAGTCGGCGAGCGCGGAATCCCGCCGTACGTGCCAGTGTCGAGAATCCCGTTGTACAGACCATCCCAATCCGTAGGCTGGAAGGTCCGCGGAACCACCTGGCCCGTGGTCGTGTCCTGCTGGGTTCCGAAAATCATGAAGCCGATTTCGTCGGCAAGAGAGTTGAACGCATTGATGGTGGCCGTCTCGACGTAATCGAAAATCTGCGCCACATCGGATTGGTTCCGGAACACGTCCAGGCCGTAGACGTTCAACTCTGACGCTGCCTGCTTCCATTCGAATTGCAGGTCGGTCTGGAATTCCCGCTTCGCAGTCCCGAACGTGGTGCCAGGACCGTAGGAGTAAGCGGGCATCTTGTTGTACCAGATGGCAGAGCGAATGAGCATTCCACCACGGTATCGAATCGCTCGGGAATTCCCGCCCTGGTAATTCTGGTACAGGCGCTGGAAGAGAGCGTTGGAGATAAAAATACCATCAACAATCTCATCCAGCTTGGCGTCGATAGTCATCGACACCAGTGTGTTAATCGGATACTGGTATTGCGGTAGTGGCATAGGGGATTACCTCCGGTTTATGCGGACTTTTTGAGTGCTCGAAGAATCTCCAGACGGCGGCGCATTTGTTCTTGCAGCGGGTTTTCCGTCTTGTTCTTGGGGCGCATCCAACGTGGGATGCCGGTCTGATGCAGAAGCGACTGCGCCTCTTGGTTTTCTTGCTCCTGCATCCGCTTAGCAAGCTCGGCCTGGACGGCCCTGTTGATTTCCTCCTGCATTTTCTTGGGTCGGACCTTGGCTTCCAAGGCTGCCTGCAGAAGGTCATCAGGGCTCATCGATGCAAGTTTGGTCGCCTCCACGATGATTTCATCGAAAGGCACCCCAGCCTCCTGCGCTAGCTTGATAGAGCGCATGGCGAGCTGGAGTTGAGCCGCCTGATTCTTTTGGAAGTTCTGTAGCTGCTGCTCGATTTGACGAAGCTCTTGCTTAAGTGACTCGCGAGAGGCCATCACAAGAGCTTGGGCCTGCTCCCTGGGACCGAGCTCATCCCACCGTTCGAAGACCTGCTGCAACTGACTTTGCTGCGGGTCCTGCTCTTCTACGGGACGGAGCCGACCGGACTGGATGTACTCAGCAGCTTGACGGGCCCAGTTGACGGTTTCCCGAAGTTGCTGCTCGGTCATTCCGAACGAGCGAAGAAGATGCTCGTTCAAGTCCGGCTCGGGAGGGCTTAGACGCTCGGGAGGAGACTCTTGAGCTCTCGGCGAAGATTCCCGAGGCGATTGCGAGGTACTTTCGGCTTGAGCTTCAGGGGCGCGTGAGGCCTGGCTCTCTGAGGCCGAGTCCTGTGCCGCACCTTCTGGCGAAATCTTCCCGCTCGTCAAAAACTCCGGCATTGTGTGTCCCCTTTACCGTCCTCGACGGCGGGAGCGCTTTTTGTGTCGCTTTTTCCCGCGCTTGGAGCCGTAACCCGTCTCAATCGACTGGTCGAAACTTTTGATTGCCATCTTCTCCTCCAGTTATGGCATCGGCGGACCGCCTTCCGGTCCACCGGCAATTGGTGACTGCATTCCTGGCGCTTGCCCTTGAAGGGCCCGAAGTGCCTGCATCAGCGCCATCCGTCGTGCAATCGCCTCCACAGCTTGAGGCGGAGGCGCAAGTCCACCACTTTGAGCTTGGTCCGCTTGGAGGCCAGGGCCAGGAGTCATGCTGCCCATCGCTGGCGGCCTTGGCACACCCTGCGGAGTAGCGCCTTTCCCTTGTCCCTTACCCCCTTGAAGTTCCCGCATTGCACGAGCAAATTCTCGAAATCCCAATCCCGCCAGAAACAAGAGGAACTGCAGGTTCTGCGGCATCTGGCCCCCATCCCTCCCCGTGAGCTGGCTGAGCATCGACGCCAATGCTTGGGGATTGGGTGGCATTGCGCCGCTTGTAGGAGGAACAGGCATTGACCGCGTTAAACCTACCCCAGGACCTTCAGGGGCAGAAGGTGCTGAGCTCGGTGGAGGTGATGTGGGTGATGGGATGGGGGTCAGAGCCACGATTCGCCCTATTGCATGAAGTCAAGAGTGTTGTCAAGACCTCTTCGACCTACTTGGTTTAACTGCTTGCGGCTGTAGGCCCAAGGCATTTTTAATTTCGAGCTCTTCACGGACTTCTTGCAGTAGTTCGTTAGGGTTCTCGTACCCAAGCTCGGAAAGGGCCACGCGGGTCGGAATGAGGTTGGCCTGCGAGAGTTGAATTGCAAGTTGGGCGCGCTGCATGCGGACAAGCGAGACGCTTGACAGTGGCTTTACATGGAAGCGGAAGTCCCGCCACGCGCCCTTGATGATTTTCAGGATTTCATCGGCGGTGATTTTGGTCTCTTCTTCTGGCTTGGTCACCACTTGCGTTTGGGAGCCACCTAAGGCCGCTTGCGTTAGCTCGATTGGGCTTGCATAGCCTTCGGGCTTGGAACTCAACCGGCGCCTGAGTTCATCCGTCGCGAGTTCCACAAGCTCGGCAATGAGCTCCTGTCGCTGGAAACGGAACTTTTTGATGTTCCCGCTGGAGGTCGTGTAGGTCATGATGCGGTCGTCAGTGTAGAACTGAAAGATGCGGGAGATGAGCTTGTGGCCAAGGCGTTCGACGAAGCTCTCAAGGCGTCTTGCCTGCGCACGGATGAGAACCTGGGTTGCGTGCTGAAGTCCTTCGAGCATGGGGGCCGAGCGAATTTCGGCCCTGCCTCGGCTTCCGGTCACCTGAGCTGAGTCTGCCACTCCGGAAAGCTGGTCCATGAGGGAATGGAGGAACGTGAGAAGATTGACCCCGAAGGGAATCTGCAGTTCTCCAGGACGCTTGTCCACGGTGCGGCCCACGGCACGTTCGAGGACGTAGAAACCGGCGTTCCTCAGGAAATCGATGGCTTCGGGGCCCAGGGCATTGGTGTCCGTGACCCACGTGTTGATGGCATCTTGCAGGCTTTTGGTGACTAGCGCATCCCCAATGCGGTTGTACGCGCTCTGAAGGTGCTTGACTGCGCTGATTTCTTCGAGTCCCCACGGGGAATCGATGTCTGGAGAAAGGTCAAGCCATTCGATGGGCGGCTCACCGTCGTAGTAAGGGCTTGGCTGCCCTGGAACTCCATCCTTGTCGTAGTTGAGAATCAAATCCTGGTCGCGAGCTTTGACGATGACTCTCCCGTTCGGGTAAAGGGGCGAGCCGTTTTCGTCGGTTGCGG